TGGTGCATTCCAAGTATTACTGCGGTCTTTTTCAAGTCAAGCCTTTCTACGTGGTCGGTGTTTCCCTGAATTTGAGCGGAACCGAGAAGGATGCCATTTGCGTGACTACCCTGTCCCATTGCGCCGGCATTACCTGGAAACTAACCGGAAAAACAATCGTGTCTACCTTGCCGTTCAAAGTTGGATCAGCCGCCAATCGGCGTAAATATTCTGGAATAATGTTATTGAGTTCCGTGTAAGCGCTCTTCATACTCATTCGGTTTACGTGGAAGTCCACCTTCACCGTCATCAACAGCCTTGCGGTGGTCGAATCATCTATCGAGCCAGTTCCGTCTGAAATGTAGGTGATAGCAAGCGGTAACACAGTCGCGTCTTCTACCGGATAGGAAGGCGCTCCCCTGACCGTTGTACTGCTTATCGCCAAAGCGTGGTATTGCAAGCGTGCAATCGCGTCATCAATAATGCTCATTAGATCACCGCCAAGTGGAATATCTTGTAGCGCTGTAAAATCGTCTTCACGTCAGGGTCAAGCTCTTTCATAAAGTACATTTCGCCTAAGTTCACATTCGCGCCGGCATCCTGATAGCCTTGCTTGGCACGCATGAACCAGCGCACCGCCTGAATCTTGCAAGCTTGCTCAACGTCATCCGGCGGAGTAGCCGACCAGCCAAACACGCCGGTCACCTTCACCCCCTTGCGAGTCGTGCCCCACGTGCCCTTCGAGCCGGCATCGTTGTCAACAATCAGGCTCATAATCGGCATACCAAGCGAAGAATAGTTGTAAGGCGACACGAAGAAGTCCGAATCAGCCGTCCAAGCGGTGTAATCGCTCACAGCACGCCCGCCTGACTCACTCACATACACGCTGGTCAAGCTAACCATCGGATCAATGTATTGTTGTTCTTCCCCGCTACCATCAAAATAGCGGGTGGTATCATCGGTGCTCGGATAAAAGAAGTTGTCCCAGCCGCCGACATAATGGTCTATCAGGCGTGAAGCGGCGGTCACCATGTTACCCAGAACGGTGTCGTAGGTTGAATCCGTTACGTCAAACAGCGGCGAATCAGGAATGTCCGCTTTTATCTCTTCGACTGTCACATAATCTGCCATTTATCCTCCAATGCTGGGGAGGGTATCAAGCCCTCCCCTTTTTCAAGCAAAGCCGAACTAAGTTGAAGTAATGTGTTCAGCTTGCGGGTAACGATCTTCCATCAGGGCATAAACAGACATGCCATCGTTAGTGGCTAAGTCCGAGCCATCCAGAATCACGTGGACATAGGTTGCGTCAGCATCGAGAGCCGGAATTGCAGCCGGATCGACGTCGATTATCAAAGCCTTGCTGTCATCCGTGCCCAGAATTTCCAAGCCGGTAGACGCGCAAGTGGTTGAGTCGCCCCAGCCATCGGCTGCCGAAAGTTCTGACATCCGGTAAACAAAGGGAATTGCTGTGTCAGCCGAATTCGTTGTGGCCGCGCCTTGTGTTGAAGCCTCAACTGAAACAACCAATTTCTCGGTGTCTCCAGTAATCGCGCCCCAGTTCACAAGGAAGCTCACCCAATGGGCATTTTCTAAATTCACAGCGTTGCTAATTGCGACTGCATCAGTAGAAGACACAGGTGCAAGCAAAGGAACAATATGGAGTTTTTCAGCGTATCTTGCTGCCATTTCTCACCTCCGATTAAGTTGAAGCAGCTAAGGCAACGAACGGGCTGACAGTTGTGTTGCTGTCTGCGTAAGATGTAATAGCGGCGGTGTAGTAAGGTTGACCATCGACACGATAAACAAAGCGGAACGCTGTCTCGTCATAGTCAAATTTGATGTGAATGCTGGAAGCAGCCTCGATCCCGCCCTTAGTAATAAGGGCGTAAGCGGAAGGTGAAGCTAACAGAATATCACCGACATCGCCCAAAGCCGGGCAATATTCGTTTTCAATAACGGGTCGTCCGAGCAATGTACCAAAGGGAACATCGGGTCGTACGCTTGGAGCGTAGACGGGCATGTCACCAATAGTCATGTTCAGTAATTGCGGGTAAACAGCAGGATTCACGAACCACACGTAATCGTTGTAACCAGTAAGTCTGCGCGCCCACATTCGTCCGACATCGTAAGCGTCGATCTTGTTTTCATCGGTGCGAACGGCGCTGATTAGAGAGCCTGATTGCAGGATGCCAACGGGCTTGCCAACGCCATTGCCGTTGATGATCGCGGCTTCAACCTGGAAGCGCAATTCATTCGGAACTTCGTTGCCAATCCAGCTTTCCAACGCCGAAGCGTCAGCAAGCAGTTCATCGGTGGCGTAGCATAAGGCCGCTACCTTTTTGAGCTTCAGTTCGATCTGGCGGAACTTGGGCATTGACGAGGTTTTCTGGGCGGCTTCAGCCAGCCAGTAACCACGAACGCCACCCATGCGCGAGCCATCGGCACGTGAAGTTTCGTCCACAGCGTTGATCGTGAGAGAGTTGCCAGTCACACGAATTGGGTTGAACCGGGATAGCACAGAGCCAACGCCCCACATATTGCTGTGGATGCCGGCTGCAATTTGAGGTGGTAACAAGTAGCCGCCCTGAGAGGGTTCGGTTTCGTTTAACCCCGTGGCCTTGTAAGCCAACAGCCTGTGCTCTTCCTGTCCGGGATACATCTCCGCCATTTTGACAGCCTGGAAGAATTCTCCAGCGCTCATCGGGTTGGCTTTGAGTGAGCGGTCTGTTTCGTCTTCTACAACGTCAGCAACTCCGCCCTTTACATATGGTTGTGCTGATTCATACAACTTGATAGCGTCAGCAACTGCGCTTTTTACGATCTCTTCCACATTTATGGGTGGTGAGGTCTTGATTTCTTCTTCCATGATTTCCTCCTCATGGGTAACTTCCTGCGCTTCTTCAGCATCAGGATAAATAGATTTCATTGGTATTGCGGTGTTTCGGTACTCAGCTGGCGACTTAGTTAGCGTTGCTTCTGCCAATGGCCATGTAGCGATTCGTGTACCTCCTAATCCAGATTCCTTTGCTACGAGCGAACCGCCCGCCTGACTCGACCAACCGAGCTTCCCAGCTTCAGCCAGTTCATAAATCTTGCGTTCGTATTCATCCCGTAACTCCAGTTGTGCTTCAAACCAAACTCCGATGTCGTCAAAGCGTTCAATTTGCCCCCGCCCTAAACGCCGGCTTTTTATCACCGGGTCGTAGCCGTGTTCGAAGTACACCGGCAGTCGGTCACCCTCGCTGATGCCAAGATCAGTTTCTTTAGTGAAATAATCACCGGTCAGGTCAACGTCACCGTCACCGCCCCAGCGCACTAAATAACCACCAACCTTGCCCTCGCCAAGTGCTTTTACCGCGTCTCCAAAATACACCATTGTGTCCATAGACACCTCCTTAAACCGATAAAGCCAAACTATTGCACGTCAAATTGTGCTTTGTTTGGCTTCAGAACCCTCTGACCACCAGGTAGCCCGCTGCGTTACCCAACGCCCACGTTCACCCACGTATTCAGTTGTCTGTAACTAACTTCTCTTATAACCCCAGCTTCTTCATTGCTTTGTCTACGCCTGCTTTCGCAAGCTCTTCGATTTTTCCAGCCCTGTCTCTCAAGCGCTGCCCGACTGTCCACCAGCCGATTTTCTTGTGCATCCGTGATTGTTCAATATCGCCGACCACAAAGCCGGCGTATGGGACAGGGTTCACGATAAGCATGTCCGCCCCCTCCCCCATCTTTACCCAGCCTTCTCTCAAGCCTTGCGACCTGTTTGGACCACCTGGCTTGATCTTGCCTTCACGTATTGATGCCATAACATACTTGCGCTGCTTATCGCTGAAGAACCCGCCGTAAGCCGACTTGAACGGGATGTACTTGTAAGGCGCATATTCACGCATGATGTTCAGCACATACTCGCCGACCATTTCACCCGCGCCGTCCTGCGCTTCTTTCGGGAATCGCTCCAGCTTACCGCGCAATTCCTCAAGCCCGTCAATGACAATGTCAACTGGCATCTGAAGGCTCCCCAGTTATGCGGATTCGGTACGGGTTCCACCTTGCCGCATTCTCCACGCAATCAGGGCAATGTTCAGCCGCGCCTAAGCGCCAGTAACAATCGTAGCCATCGGGCACTTGCTGTATGTCCCACGTGCATTGACAATTCGTAAGGCAAGCGGTTTGCCCATCACCGGGATAAGCCGGCAAGTCAATCGGAATGTCTCGCGCGAAGGCTCTCCAGAACGCCTCGCTTGCAGAATTGATGTACATCTTCAAGCGGACTGTGATTTGTGCCTGGCTCAATTCTCCAGCTTCGATTTGATCCATAAACGGATTCAAATACCCGTACTGTTCTTTCAGCATACCGCCGATACTGCCCCAATCCTTTGCAGTTAGGTTATTACGCCCACCTGCGCCCATAGCGTAAAGATCAACGTAAGTTTGTCGGATTATGTCAGTAACCTGATTGCGGTATGTTTTGAAGTCAATTGCTTCGGCGGCGTAAACAGTAGTTACGCCTTCCATGCGCATCTTTTGAGACTCCATGAATTCGGCACGCATACCGTTCATGTCATCAATGCCAATGAACCGCCCCGTTTCCGGTGAACGGTATCGCTTGACTGAATCATCCCAATACCACAGAGGTTTATTCTCCGGCATCATTCTCCGGTTTGACTTCAGCATCAAGCAAGCCCTTATATTCAGGCATGGTGTTATCCCACACTTTTATCGCAAGGTTGATTTCTGCTTCGGTGAATTCTTTATAAACTAATGGGGGAAGTTTCTCTCCCTTATAAGGTGGTAACTTCTTGTGCTTATCTTTTGAATCGGGTGATTTCATGAATACCTCCACGTCGCTGAATCCCTGCTTGATGCAATCTTCACAGTCTGCATAAGCCAGCATGTCACGTACCATGTCAGCGATGGATTCGGGTATGTAAGCGCTATCGAACTCGCACAGCGCCGGCTCCCCGTTGCGCGCCTGTGTGATCGCCTTTGCCTGCCACAATTCCAGGTCATCTTTAATTATAACCCAAGCAGCCTTCCCGTCGATATATTCAAACAGGTCAGG